GGCGCTCTGGTAAGGTCTCAGTGCTACTTTGCCACCCCAAAAGCGTGGGCATCGGCCTGAACCTGCAGTGCAACGTGGGTGACACGGCCCAGATTGTTTGGTTCGACCTGCCATGGTCCAGTGAAGACTACCTACAAGCCAACGCGCGCCTGTTCAGACAGGGGCAAGAAAAGCCTGTGATTATTCATCACCTGACCATGCAAAAAAGTATTGACAGTCAGGTCATGGATGTGCTAGAAGGGAAGATCGACATGCAAAACGCGTTAATGAACGCCCTAAAACTTCAATGATTAAAGTAAACGCCACCATCCGCAGGCTTTCAGACGAAGAGCCGGATCCTCTTGAACACGAGGATTCGTCCTCAGAACCTACAACCGGCGGCATGGGCTGGGCGCCGTGGGGGCCAGACACCATCCAAGACGTGTACAACGTCGTGGCTGAGAAGCTGACCCCGCAACAGAGGGAAATCATTGAGGCGCACCTGTCGGGGTATAACTACCACGACTTGGCTGTGACCCAGAAGTACTGGCGGTATCATTTTGCGGCGGCTGTTGCCAAGATACGAAAGGAGTTAAAATTGTGAACGGCTACATAGTGGAGTACGTGCACCATGGATGGCCCACCATAGACATCCAGATGGACGCCAAGCATCCCATGTTCGAGAAAGATCAAGACGTGCTGTCAATCTGGCACTTTGAGAGCGAGGAAGAACGGGATTTCATACTGCGGGACTTACGTAAGTTCCGCGAACAACAAAAGAAGGGGTTAGCATAATGGAGCGTGAATTATCTTTTGGAGAAAAGGCAGTCGGGTTGACATTCAACCCTAGCAATTCACACGAGGTTGACAAATGCAAACAAGAGTTTGCCGCAGTCATTGACCGCATGAATTACCTGCGAAATCTTACAGACAACGCTGAAGTCAAGCGCATGGCCAGTGTGGCCATTACAGAGGCACAAACGGCCCAAATGTGGGCGGTAAAAGCAATCACTTGGAAAGGTTAATTATGGCAAATGAAGCAACAAATTTATTGGCATCTTTGGGCGTAAAAGCAAAAGAGCAACGCATTCAGGAAATGGCCGGAGCGGTGACGCGACTGGTTGTCAACGAGGCGTTACGTGAGGCCAAGGCCCGCGCGCAGGTGCGAGACTCAAATACTCAGGTTCAGAAGGTCGAAAAACCGAGCCAAAATGGGTAATTCTATATAGGAAAGGCCGTTTAGGCCTTGAATATAAGGTAACCACCATGGCAACAAAATCCAAATACGAATTTAAACCTGAGATGTGCGACCAACTGATAGAGAAGGTAGGCGCGTCCCAAAAAATGATGTTTGCAAGCGTCGGAATCAGTTCCGCGGCCGCGCAGACGTTTAAGAAAAACCACCCAGAGTTTGCGGAAGCACTGGACATGGCCATCACCCACTCACAGGCGTACTGGGAAACCCAGTTGCTTGCCAACGTGGAGAACAAGGCCTTTAACAGCAGGGTGGCTGAGATCGCATTGAGAGGACAGTTTCCCTCGGACTATCGTGACGACAAGAGCAACAAGCTTGAAGTCAAGGCGGACGTCGTGTTGGATTTTTCTGGTGCAGTTACCGACCTAATTACGGCGCTTAAAAAAGCGGCGTAACAAACTGTCGGCACTTAGCAATAAGTTCCGACATTCCGTAAGCCCCTCTCGGGGCTTTTTTCACCTTTGCATAAAGGAGAGCATCATCGCAACACATGCACTACTCAGTGCCTCAGGGTCCAAACGTTGGATGTCTTGTACACCAAGCGCGCGACTAGAGGCAGTACTCCCCGAACCTAAACGAAAATCCGGCGCGTTTGACTTCAGCCAAGAGGGCACCACAGCCCACACCATGGCAGAGGCCAAGCTACGCCGTCATTTTGGGCAGATGACGGCCAAGGAGTACAACGAGGCCATTGCAGAGGTCAAGGCAACACCCTACTATGACGAAGAGTTCGAGGCGCATGTAGACAAATACGTGCTCTACGTTCGTTCGCAAATTGGTGAGGGGGATACCCCTTACTTTGAGCAACGAGTGGACTTCAGCGAGTGGGTGCCAGACGGCTTCGGCACAGCCGACGTGGTCATAATGAGCGAGAACAAGGTTCGAGTAATCGACCTGAAATTCGGCAAGGGAGTGCCGGTGGACGCCGCGGACAACCCGCAACTGAGGCTGTACGGCCTTGGTGGTTGGTACAAGTACAAGGAAGCCCACCCCAACATTACCCATGTTGAATACACCATTCACCAACCTCGACTAGACAGCATCACTACCGAAACAGTGACGCTAGACAGTTTGCAAGATTGGGCCGAGCATGTAGTGAAACCCAAGGCCAAGAAGGCGTATGCCGGCCAAGGGGATTTTGTGGCAGGAGATCATTGTCAATTCTGTCGAGCCAAGGCCCAGTGCCGAGCCCGATCAGACTTTAACAATGTGGCCGCGGCGGCCGACTTTAAGGAACCCGCACTCTTGTCAGAAACAGAGTTGACAAAGATACTCAAGGACGCAGGCAAGACACGCAAGTGGCTGTCCGATGTTGAAGAGTTCATGTTGACACAGGCAACGGTCCATGGCATAGTGCCTACAGGTTACGAGTTGGGGCAGTCAAGCACCAATCGTAAAATTGAAGCGCAAGAGGATGCGGCGAAAAAGTTGCAGAAAGCAGGGTTTGATGATATATTCACCACTCCCAGTTTAAAATCTGTGGCACAATTGGAAAAGCAGGTAGGCAAGGGACACCTCCAAGAAATTCTTGGTGATCTGATTGTTAAGCCTGCGGGGGAGCCAAAGCTGGTCCCCTCGAAGTTGAAAGAGGAGTTTGGGTCTTGAGAGCCGCCTATTTTAAAGTGCTCTCGAATTAGTAAACAAGGAGGCCAAGATGGCCAAAAATGAAAAAGTGGTTACCGGTAAAGTTCGTTTCTCTTACGCCAACGTGTTCAAGCCCGTTGCAAGTGAAGAGGGCAAAACTCCCAAGTACTCCGTGTCGGTGATTATCGACAAGAAGGACAAGGAGACTATCGACAAGATTAACGCGGCTTTTGAGAAAGCCAAAGCGGCAAGCGCGGCCTACTTCGGTGGCACAGTTCCAAAGGGCCTTAAAGGCGGCCTGCGTGACGGCGACGCGGAGAAGGATGATCCTGCATACGAGAATGCGTTTTTCATTAACGCAAACACAGTGCAAAAGCCCGGCGTTGTAGACGCTGAGTTGAACGCGATCATTGACCCAGAGGAGTTCTACTCTGGTTGCTACGGCCGAGTGTCTTTGACATTCTACCCATACAACCAACAAGGCTCTAAGGGTATTGCCTGCGGTTTGGGCAACTTGCAAAAGTTGGAAGACGGTGAGCGTTTGGGTGGCGGTACTTCTGCCGCTTCAGACTTCGCGGTCTAAGTAGCTAGGTGGGTTGTAGCTTGTAAGCTACAACCCAAATTGTTTAATATACTGAGCATTTAACATGATCAAACTTGAATTTTCTGTCGATGAAGTCAACCACATTCTGATGTTGTTGGGCAAGCTTCCATTTGCTGACGTTAACATGACCATCATGGCCATTGTTGAACAAGGCCGCCCACAAGCAGAAGCTTTAGAAGCCACAAAAGCCGCTGAAGCAACTGTAGAACCAACAGCAGAGTAACCACTACCCTGCTGTACCCGCGCCCATGCTCACGTGTGGGCTTTTTTGTCTCTAAAATCTATCACCATAAAATGAATCAATACCAACAATACATCCACAAGAGCCGCTACGCTAAGTTCATGCCAGATCAAAATCGACGTGAGGACTGGAACGAAACTGTAGCCCGCTATGTGGATTATGTTTTCCACAAGACCCCCAAGCTTGATTCTTCAATGAAGCAAGACATCTTTAATGCCATCTCTGGCCATCACATCATGCCGTCAATGCGCGCCATGATGACCTCTGGAAAAGCCGCCGACCGTGACAACACCTGTGTATACAACTGCTCATACCTCCCCGTGGACGACGTCAAGTCATTTGACGAAGCCATGTTCATTCTGCTCTGTGGTACGGGTGTCGGCTTCTCTGTGGAATCTAAGTACACCAGTAAACTACCCGACGTGCCAGAGCGCCTGTTTGAGTCCACGCACGTTATCAACGTGCACGACAGCAAAGAAGGTTGGGCCAAGTCATACCGCCTGCTGTTAGCCAACCTGTACGCCGGCGAGATCCCAAAATGGGACGTGAGCAAGGTGCGCGCCGCAGGCACGCCCCTGAAGACCTTTGGTGGCCGCGCATCCGGTCCAGAGCCGTTGGTTGATTTGTTCCACTTCACAATCAAAATCTTCAAGGCCGCACAGGGCCGCAAGCTGAACACGCTTGAGTGCCATGACCTGATGTGCAAGATCGGTGAGGTTGTTGTGGTGGGTGGCGTGCGCCGCTCTGCCATGATCTCTTTGTCCGACCTGAACGACGAGCGCATCCGCCACGCCAAGTCCGGCAACTGGTGGGAGACTGCCGGCCACCGCGCACTGGCAAACAACAGCGCCGTGTACGACGTCAAGCCCACTGTGGGCACGTTCTTGGAAGAGTGGACGTCACTGTACAACAGCCACTCCGGTGAGCGCGGTATTTTCAACCGCGAGGCCGCCAAGGCCGCCGTGGCCAAGTACGGCAAGCGTGACCCCAACTACGAGTTCGGCACCAACCCCTGCAGTGAGATCATCCTGCGCCCCTACCAGTTCTGTAACCTGACAGAGGTCATGGTGCGCCCAGAGGACACACTGGAGAGCCTGAAGCAGAAGGTGCGCATGGCGTCCATTTTGGGCACCATTCAAGCCACGTTCACGCACTTCCCGTACCTGCGCAAGGTCTGGCAACGCAACACCGAAGAAGAGCGTTTGTTGGGTGTGTCCTTGACCGGCATCTACGACCACAAGGTCATGAGCGACGCAAGCGGCGCGTCACTGTGGTTGCCCCAGTTGCGCTTGGTTGCTGAAGAGGCCAACGCTGAGTTTGCTGACATGCTTGGTATCCCACGCTCAACAGCCATTACGGCCGTTAAGCCCAGCGGTACTGTGAGCCAGTTGACAGACACAGCAAGCGGCATTCACCCACGCCACTCGCCCTACTACATTCGCCGCGTGCGCGGTGACATGAAGGACCCACTGTCACAGTTCTTGGTCTCTCAAGGCATCCCCAACGAGCCATGCGTGATGAAGCCCAACAACACAATCGTGTTCAGCTTCCCACAAAAGGCGCCAGAGGGTTTGACCACACGCGACGACGTTGACGCGATCAAGCACTTGGGTCTGTGGCTGACGTATCAGCGCCACTGGTGTGAGCACAAACCCTCTGTGACCATCTCGGTCAAAGAGGAAGAGTGGCCCAAGGTGGGTGCGTTTGTGTGGGATCACTTCGACGAAATGTCTGGTGTTTCGTTCCTGCCCCACGACGGCGGCACGTACCGACAGGCCCCCTACGAGGAGTGCACCAAGGACGACTACGACCGACTGTTGGCGCAAATGCCAACAATCAACTGGGCCGCGTTTGCTGAGAACACAGACAACGTTGAAGGCGCTCAGACCTTGGCTTGCACAGCCGGCGGTTGCGAGATATAATTGAATCGGGGCGGTACCTCTGGGAGTTCTCGGGGGAGCGCATACCGCCCCACCTTATACTTAAAAACGAAGACTGTAAACTTAAAAATGATGATTGTATACACAAAGGACAACTGTCCTGCATGCGTCATGCTCAAGGCCCAGTTTAAAAGACAGGGCACTGAGTTCAAGGAAGTAAAAATTGGTCGGGACATCACTGTTGAGGCGTTCAAGAAGGAGTATCCAGACGTGCGCGCGGTGCCCCATATTGTTGAATCAGGAGAGTGAAATGAAAGACAAGCTTTTATATTTTGTTGAAAATATGTTTGAAGCCATTTTGAAACTTGCGTTTATTGTGTGGGTTGCTTACATGACTGTGATCTGTGTTGGCCTGTGGGGTCACTTGCATAACTACGCAATGAGCGGGTTTAAATGAAAGAGGGCGTCAAATACGACGGCGATAAGATACGATGGTCCCTATTGCCCCTCGGGGCGGTCAGGGAGGTCGTTGAGGTGCTTGAATACGGCGCCCACAAATACGCGCCAGACAACTGGCGCAAAGTCCCAAACAAAGAAGAGCGTTATTGGGACGCGGCCATGCGACATATTGTCGAGTGGAAAATTGGTGATAACATAGACGAGGAAACCAAGAGGTCACATCTAGCCCATGCGGCGTGTTGCCTTTTGTATCTTCTGGCTTTTGAACAGGAGGCCCGAAATGAGTGACGGCGGCAAGGGCGACAAGCAACGCCCAACAGACCAAAAGAAGTATTCAGAAAATTACGACAAGATTTTTGGCCAAAAGAAACCAGAGCCAAAACCTGTGTTATAGTTGCAGTGTGTTTCATGGTGAGTCCTTGGTTGGACTTTTAAGCAGGGGAGGCAACTCTCCTGCTCTTTTTTATCAACGCAGATTCGTCTGCATGCCTTAGGAGCAGTTATGTCAGTTCTTTCAATCGACTTCGAGACCCGTAGCAGGGTCGATCTCAAGGTCCACGGCCTTGACGTTTATTCATCCTCCCCCACAACAGAAATCATTTGCCTAGCCGCAGGATACACCGCGGACGACGTGCAGGTGTGGACCCCAGACAAAGTGCCTCAGTGGTTGCTAGACCACGTGCAAAGCGGCAGACCAGTCTCCGCATGGAATGCGTCGTTTGAGTACCACATTTGGAACCGCGTAGGATCGCGTATGGGTTGGCCAGTACTACACTGGGAGCAACTCATTGACTCCATGGCCATCGCGGCCGCAAACAACATCCCCCAAGATTTGGACACTGCCGGCGAAGTCATGCAGGCAGACTTCCAGAAAGACAAGCGCGGCAAGAAGCTCATTCAACTATTGAGCAAGCCCAAGCGCGACGGCACGTTCAACGAGGACCCAGTGCTCATGGCTGAAATGCTTGAGTACTGCAAGCGAGACGTGCAGACTGAAATTGCCATCGTTGCTAAATTGCGTCACCTGTCAATGGAAGAACAGGCTGTGTGGGTGGCCACACAGAAGATCAACCAACGCGGCGTTCCAGTGGATCCCACAGAGTTGAAAAACATTATGAACGTGGTGTCCAACGAGATGACCCACATTAACGAAGAAATCACGCGCCTGACCGGCGGCATCGAGGTGTCCAAGCGCGAACAGCTACTCAACTGGTTCCGCTCCAAGGGCGTCCCGTTGACTGACATGCAGGCCGAAACAATTGAGAACGAGGCCAAGAAGACCCACACTGACCCAGACGTGGACAAGGTGCTCAAGTTGCGCTCTGAGGGTTCCAAGACATCTGTTACCAAGTTTAACAAAATGGCTGACGTGCAGATGAGTGGACGCATTCGTAACGGTCTGGTGTACCACGGCGCCTCTACGGGCCGTTGGGCCAGTCGAGGTATCAACCTGCAAAACATCGCGCGCCCTGCGCTGTGGATGAAGGATCAAGACATTGCAGACGCGGTGCAGATCGGTCTGGAGTATGGCGGCTACTTGGCCATGAAGGAGCGCTTCGGTGACCGCGTGATGGACGCATGCTCGTCGATTGTGCGCAACGCCATCAAGGCACCAGAGGGCTACACGTTTGTGGACGCTGACCTGTCATCGATCGAGAACAGGGTGGCGTCTTGGATCGCAGGCCAGAATGACAAGGTGGAGTTGTTCCGCCAAGGTCTGGACGAGTACAAGACCTTTGCGTCGACAAGCCTGTACAAGGTGCCGTACGAAGAGGTGACTAAGGACATGCGTCAGGTCAGCAAGTCTGCTGTGCTCGGTTGCATGTTTGGGCAGGGCGCAAAGGGCCTTGTGGCCTACGCTGAAGGCA